CACAGGTTATGATGATGAGTTTGACTTTGTGATGGACGTTAAGAACAGAGACAGTCTCAAGTTTATTGATGGCGTAGTAGGTAAACTAATGAAGAAGAAGATCTCACCTGCAGAGCATACCATAGCTCTACTTGGTGAAACACGTTCCTTGCCTAACGGCAATCCATACATGGTAACTAACGCCTCACTTAGTGAGTTCGTTGGCTTGGCTGATGGTGATAATGAAACACTACAGAACTTCCTAGATTATGTAGACTCTAGTAACGAATATGTTATTGGTAAATGGGAAGAGAAAAATGTAGAAACACTATCCCCATCTGACCAGGATATAGTTGCCAACATAGTTGATGTGGAGGACTTTGACCAGTGAACCACCCTGCTGAACTAGCTTTGCATCAGTATCTTAGGAGTGCTATCGAAGGTAAATCTGAGATGTCTCAGGATATCATTGATAAAATCAAGGAAGATATTGGTGCTGCTCTTGACAAGCAGTTTAACGCTGCTGATGAAAAGAAAGAGTTTAAACTTAGGATGTCCAACGTTGGGCGTCCGAAGTGTCAGCTATGGTTCGAGAAGAATGATCCCAATCATCAGGAGCCTCTGCCTACGTCATTTAAAGTCAATATGATATTTGGTGACATGGTAGAGGCTTTACTAAAAGGTTTGCTTAGAGCATCTGGCGTACAGTTTGGAGATAACGAAAAGGTGTCAATGCAACTCAACGACAAAGATGAACTGTCAGGTGAGTATGACATGCTACTGGATGGCAAGATAGATGATGTCAAGTCAGCTAGTACTTGGTCATATGAAAATAAGTTTGTTGACTTCTATACGTTGAACAGCAGTGACTCCTTTGGTTATGTGCCACAGCTTGTAGGCTACGCCACAGCAGCTAACAAAAAAGTTGGTGGCTGGTGGGTTGTAAATAAAAACAACGGTAGCTTCAAGTATGTGTCAGCAGCAGACGTAGACAAGGACATGGTTATCCAAAAGATAAAGGATGTACACACCTACCTTGAAAGCAATGCACCATTTGAGAGATGCTTTACAGATGAACCAGAGGTATACAGAGGTAAGGCTAGTGGTAACTACAAGCTACCCAAGTCCTGCACCTTCTGTAACCACAAGATTAAATGCTGGCCTAATTTAAAGAGCCTACCATCAAAGGTATACAGTGGCAAGAAAGAGCCACCTACCGTACACTACACAAAACTAAGAGGTGAATATTAATGACTACAATAACAATCAACGACAAAGAATATGCAACAGACGATATGTCTGATAAAGAAAAAGAGATAGTGCAACTGTTGCAGCAGAACCTAGTATCTGTAAATATGCTAGAGCACTGGCTACAATGCGTTAAGTTTGTAGGGGAGATGAAGACACGAGAACTAGAGAAGTCTTTAAATGTAGAGACAGAGATGGTTCGTGCTCGTAACGAAAAAGGACACTTTATAGCAGATGACCCAGACACCCCAGAAAACGAAGCGTGGGTTGAGAAGCCCAAAGAAGAGAAGGAGTAGCTCTAGAAGGTATCGCAGTGGATTAGAAAGTGATATCGCTGAATACCTAAAGGATAAACAGAACCAAGTCAGGTATGAACGTTTAAAGATAGAGTGGGAAGACTTACGCTACAGAACGTACACGCCTGACTTTATTTTAGACAACGGTATCATAATAGAAACCAAAGGTATCTTTGATACTGAAGACAGACGTAAGCATCTAGCCATACGAGAACAACATCCAGAGCTAGACATACGGTTTGTATTTAGTAACAGCAAAGCAAAGTTGTACAAAGGCGCAAAGTCTAGATACTGTGAATGGTGTGATAAACACGAGTTCAAGTGGGAACATCGTATTATACCTGAAGCATGGCTAAAAGAAAAAGGCAAACTTATTAAACTTAAACTCATACCTTTTAAGGGGGAGAAGAAAGTAATATGACAAAATATGTAATAGGGAAAGATGAAGTAGCTTTAGTTTTAAAGCCTTGTTCTTTTGATGGTAAAGGTAACTGGACAGGAGAGTTAAACACTGGTTTAGTTGTGGGCGAACTTAGCTTGCTAAATCCAGAGGACACTTCATACTTAGTTCACCTAGCTACGATGATGGGTGCATTTTTAGAGCTTGCACAATACGATCAAGATCTATATAATTTAGTAGAAGAAAGAAGAAACGAACTAGTAGGTTACGAAGAAGAAGATCTACCGTTGTACGAAAAAGTAGAAGGTACGGACGGTAAGGTTCTAAAGCTTACTAGATTTACAAAAACACAAGGAAGCGCATAATGGATACTATTGATACACTTACTATGAACGGACAGACATTGTTTGATGATTTAAATGACATTAGGTTTGATCCAGTTACTAAGCCATCTCACTACAATATAAATGGTGGTATGGAATGTATTGATATGATAAAAGAAAGACTAGGTATAGATGGATTTGTTTTTTACTGTAGAGGTAGTATAGACAAATACAATCACAGAGCACCGCACAAAAACCCTAATCCTATAGAAGATATGAAAAAGCTACGACAGTATGCTGACTATGCAATCAAAGCACTAGAGGAGAAACATAAGTGAGGGAGAGGAAGAAGTTTAGCGTTACATTTCTACTAGAAGTAGATGAGCCGTGTAACGTTCTGTCAACTGTAGAGGACGCACATGTGGAAGATGTACACGATCTGATACACAATACGTTTCACGACATAGACGATGTGAACATAGAAAATTTAAATATAAGGGAGAGATTATGATTAACGCTAGTGACATCGAAGCATTTGAATACTACAATGAACTGGAGTCAGGTAACGTGCTGCCCACAGATTATCAGACATTTATATACAAGTCTAGATACTCCAAGTGGCTACCTGAGAAGGGCAGACGAGAGAACTGGAGTGAGACTGTATCACGCTACATGAACAATGTCGTAAAAGATATGGTGGATAAAAAAGTCTTTGATGAACTAGAGCAATCTATATTATCGTTAGAGATCACGCCAAGTATGAGAGCTATGATGACAGCAGGTGCAGCAGCAGATAGAGACAACACATGTATGTACAACTGTAGCTACGTAACTGTTGACGATCCAAAAGCATTTGATGAAATCATGCAGATACTTCTTTGCGGAACAGGTGCAGGTTTCAGTGTCGAAAGACAATACATAAACAAGCTGCCAGAAGTGCCAGATCTGTTTGAAAGCGAGACAACAATAGTTGTACAAGACAGTAAAGAGGGTTGGGCTAAGTCATTTAGACAGCTACTAGCTTTGCTGTGGGCAGGTGAGATACCCAAGTGGAACATGTCTAAGGTTAGACCTGCAGGTTCTAGACTAAAAACGTTTGGTGGTAGAGCATCAGGTCCAGCGCCACTAGTAGATCTGTTTAACTTTACTGTGCAAACATTTAAAAACGCACAAGGACGTAAACTAAATGCGTTAGAGTGCCACGATATTATTTGTTTTGTAGGACAGATAGTAGTTTCTGGTGGCGTTAGACGCAGTGCTATGATATCATTATCTAACTTAAGTGATGATCGTATGCGTCATGCTAAGTCTGGTAACTGGTGGGAAAATGCAGGGCATCGTGCTCTAGCTAATAACTCCGTAGCTTACACAGAGAAGCCTGACATGTATTCTTTCTTGCGTGAATGGACATCACTTGTAGAAAGTAAATCTGGTGAAAGGGGGATATTTAACCGTGAAGCATCACAGAAACAAGTTGCAAAGTATGACAAACGTGATCCGAACTTTGAGTTTGGAACTAATCCTTGCAGTGAGATTATACTTAGACCGAATCAATTTTGCAATCTTACGGAGGTTGTGGTTAGGGCAACAGACGATGTGGAGGCGTTGGAACGCAAAGTGCGCCTTGCAACGATCTTGGGAACTATCCAATCAACGTACACAAAGTTCCCATACTTGCGAAAGGTGTGGCAGCGAAATACAGAAGAAGAGCGTCTGTTGGGTGTGTCACTCACAGGGATAATGGACAACCCATTGATGACTACAAAGAACAAAGGATTGGAGAAGACTCTTGAACATTTACGAGAAGTTGCTGTTCGTACTAATAATACTTGGGCTAACCACCTTGGCATTCCACCAAGTGCAGCAATCACCTGTGTCAAGCCAAGCGGAACAGTATCACAATTAGTTGACTCAGCATCAGGCATACATGCTAGACATGCATTACATTATATTAGAACTGTACGTGGCGATATCAATGACCCTCTGACACAGTTTATGAAAGATCAAGGCATACCTAACGAGCCATGCGTTATGAAACCAGACACAACTGCAGTGTTTAGTTTTCCTATCAAAGCTCCGAAGAAAGCTATAACTAGAAACGACATGACAGCCATAGAACAACTAGAGACATGGCTAATGTATCAAAGACACTGGTCAGAGCACAAACCCAGTATCACTTGCACTGTGCGTGATGATGAGTGGCTAGAAGTCGGAGCCTTTGTTTATAAACATTTTGATGAGATGAGTGGTATATCCTTCCTACCCCACTCAGATCACACATACCAACAAGCACCTTATCAGGAGTGTAGCAAAGAAGAGTATGACAAACTTTCTAAAGCTATGCCTCGTAATATAAAGTGGTCTGCTTTGTGTGATTATGAAGAGGAAGATAACACCATAGCTATGCAAACACTAGCCTGTAGTGGCGATACGTGTGAGATAGTTGATTTAACATAAAGGAAAATAAAATGGAAATAATTGGATTAATTGCAGCCGTGTTTATAGCGTTACAAACAGTAACTTATATACCAAAGGTATCAGTTTCAGCAGAGATTAAACATCACGAAGTAGTTGAAGAAGTAGAAACATCTAATCACATTATAGAAAGCACAGAGTAGTGTATGTACTAGTGATTATAATGTCTATTGCTCCAGGGTTCATTAGAGTCCAAGCGATTGATCATCTATATCCTACTATGGAGATGTGCAAAAGCGGTGCAGCTTATATAACTAGTGAGCTTATGAGCACTAAGCCCTCTTCTGAATCTACCGTGTCTGCCTATTGCACTGAGATACCAAAAAAAGTATAATGAATATAGAACGTGAAGCACAGATACACATGGAAAGAAAGTTGAAGCTTTTTTATGAGGAGTTAGAAACAAAGTTAAAGCCTGTAAGAAAGCATATAGAACAAAACCTAAGTGAAGGTTTGTACAAAGCTAGGGCTTTACAAGACGTAGATGATATACTTATGATAGCTGAATATGCTTCAAAAAAGAATGGTCTAAAATAAAAGGGTAGCCGTTGACTTAGTGTTGGCGGCTATTCTCCTTTGGCAGTCTCTTTGTACAGAGATAGTATAGCTTTAAACTGATTTAACTCACTCTCTGTCATGGTTAGTGGGTCTTTTACTTTTACGGATCGTAACTCTTCTTCAGTTGCACCTTCGTCACGCATCCTTTCTAATCGTATCTTGTGGAATGTCTTCTTAGCATTTTTATACTGCTCACTATTACCAGAGTAGTTTATGGTGTCGTACCTTTGCTTGTTCATCCTGTGATTGTCTGACAGTAGAGGCATAGCTTCATTTACTGCACTACGTGTTTCTTTTATTATCCTGTTTACTTCTTGTCTTCTGTAAGTGTTTGTGCCATTCACAAAGTCTTTATCAGCTAGTAGTTTTCTAGCTTTTCTTTCTAACACTGGCGATAGAGTTTCGTTAAACAATCTATCATACATGGCTACCTGACTTCTTCGATTAGCTTTAAATCCTCTCAACCCTGCCATAGTGTATGCTTTTTCTGCAGCAGTTTTTCCTGGCACTACTCTTACGCCAAAGATAGAGCTTAGTGGATTAGGATCGTACAAGTCACCCTCTCTGGTTGCTACACGTAACTGACTAAAATCATTCTCTGCATTAGTGTCACGGAATATGTCTAGTATGTTGTCTAGATATCTTGTAGCTTCCAGAGAGAATACTTCTCCCCCACTTCTTTTGACTAACTCTGGCTCACCATTATCGTTTATGATAGCCTTTTGTCTTTTATCTTTGTGTATATCTGTATCACGGATAAAACCTACAGCCCTGTCTATAGTTTGAAAAGGTCTAGTAAAACCAGCTAAGTAGCTACCTGCACGTCTTTGTAGTTCTGCTGCACCAGCCTCTCCATTTGTTTCGTCAAACATCATGTTAAGTATTCTGTACATGTCGTTGCCAAACTGTATGTCTTTAGCAAACTGTCCAACACCTATTTGCACAAGAGCATCTTGAAAAGCCTCTGGTGTGCTTGTAGCATAGTAAGGTAAAACACCGTCCTTAACAGGGCTAGGCTCTGCAGCTTGTCCAAGAGGTCCAAGTGATCCTTGCCTAGCTAGTTGATTAAACAACCTACCCATAGCTAAAAACTCAGACATAGGAAAAGCATTCTTTGTATCAATGACTGTACCACCGCCAACATCTAATTGTGTTGACTCTAAACCTCTATCCTGTCTCTCTTGATCTATACGAGCAGCTAGTATTAAACCTGTGGTTCCCACAGCAGCACGACTAAATGCCTCCATAGTTTTTACATCTGCTCTACCACGCATGATAGCAGCAGTTGGGGCTACCAATCCTGCAGGTCCAACCTGCCAAACCGTAGCTATCGTGTTGTTAAAAAATCTACCAAACGGCAAAATAGATCCTATTACAGGTAAGTTTGATATACTTTCAATAAATTTAGCCGTAGTTCTTATAGCAGGAGCCTGTTCTATAGTTGTGTAGTCTTTTGAGAAAACACTCTTCATTGTACTATCTAGTGCTAATCCCATGACATCTTGATCTATAGCGTTAAGATTGTTTGTACGCATCACGTCAGCTAGAGTTACATTATTTTTTATTCTAAGATGTTTGTCTAACTCTGTCATAAACATTTGTGACTTAGTAAAAGTGTCTTGTGCTCTAACACCTGTCAATCTAGTTGATGCGTCAACGAAACCCTCAACAGTCCTGTACACTTTGTTGTTTTGATTTATATTAAATTTTTCTGCTGATATTTCTACACCAGTGCCGCCTACAGTTTCGTGTAATAAACTCTTTACCTCTTTGTTTTCGTCTAAGAACTTCATGTATGCGTCATGCGTAGTAAACGGATCAAGTAAGTTCCTAAACTTGTCACCCTGTATTTGTGCGTATACTTTACCTATGCGTCTTGCTTCTCGCCCTGCCTCTGTGTTACCTCTGAGCATACCATAAGCATAGAACATACCGCCATTTAAAGAATCAGCTACAGATTGTCCTAAGTAATATTGTGACCAACCAAATATGTTTGCTGCTGTGGTAGGAACAGATGACACAAGAGTTCTACGCCATACGTTCTGTAAATACATTAAGGTTTTAGGTTGCATATCTTTTTTTAGATAGCCTGTTAGTCCATCTTCCAAAGCATCTCGTATCTGCTTACGCTCTAGTGATTGGTTAATTATGTCGTTACCCATAACAACGCCAGCATTTAACTTGTTCTTTGCTTGAGCAAACACAGACAGTTCTCTTCCTAATCCACTAGAGTATGATGCAATAACGTCACTGAGCTTTACTTTAGCTGCTGCCACATCTCCTAAGTGTAAACCTGTAGCTTTCTCAAAGTCTTTTGACATTGCAAGAAACTCTTCTTCAGGCATCACACGTATTACGTCTGTTAAAAAATCAGATATAAAAGTATCTTTGTTTACTCGCACACCTTTTTGTTTAAGAAAGCCTACAAGTCCTGTCTCTTTGTCTGGGCCTAGAAGTATCTCACCAAGTAAACCCTCTGGCATCATCTGATTACCACGTATCTCTTTACCAGCTTCTACTTTCTTAGCCCAAGACTTATACCCATCACGTATTATTTTACTTGCTTGAAAGCCTATGTCTGCATCTACTAAACGCCTTTTAGTAAACTTTTGCAAAGCCATTTGTTTTTGAGCATCTGCTAAACTAGTCTTGCCAACTACGCCCCTAGCTCCACTACCTGCTAACGAAAATGCAGGGGCAACAGCACCACCTAATATTGTGCTGAGTAAAACTTGCTTCTTGTTTATAGAGTCTACGTTGTCATCTACGTTTACATCTAGGTATATGTCTTGTATTGCTATGTCTTGGAATGCAGCAACAGTAGCATCTGCAGCAAAGGTTGCACCTAGCTCTGCTGCCTTGCCTTTTAGTTGTCTTTT